TATGCGGGTTCAAGTCCCGCCCACGGCACCACTTAGGGGACACATATATCTCCTATGTTTACATACGGTAATTTACCATCGTAATGACTGGTAATATCGTAAATAGCAGCAAGTCCTTTGCTGTTAACCTTATACAAATCATACACTTAGCATCAAACACCTATCACTTCAAGGGACTTAAAAGGTCTTCTTTATTTGCAACGTATGTGTTTATTTCGCCAAACCCCTTGCGCTTCATACCTTTCCTACTGTATATTCACCTATAAATCCCTTGTCCCACATATGCAGGGGATTTTTACGAATTACCATATTGTACGTTTTCATGGTAATTACGGTGGTAAATTTAGATACTAAACTACTTGACTTGCGACTCATGTGGTGAAAGTGCATATATATCCCGTTATAAGGCTCCCCCTGCATACCTATAGGATAGGGGCGTGGAGGAGGCGAAGCCTAGCCCCTAATATAGTATTACTTAAGGATTAACTTTATGTATACCAAGTACACAGCAGCAGAGCTTCTAGCTATACAGATAGAGCATGAGCAGGAGATGCTCGATAAGGGTGTTAGCAAGTACCGTAAGAACGTACTAAATGCTCAACAGAAGGGTATGGAGTCAGACACACAGCATGGCTCGCTGCTAATGAAGCAAACCATAGATAAGTTAATCAAAGGTACGGATGATTACATAACCAAGAGCTTAACAGGGGACGCAGGTAAGCATGCCACAGCCGCTAGTATCCTATCCACCTTAGATGTTGAGGTATGCTGTTACGTTGCTCTAAAGACCGTTATCAACTCCCTAACGGCCCGTGTGACTATGACTAATGTATGTGTTCAGATCGGGCAGAACATACATGACCAACACCTATGTGATGAGTTCAAGTTACACAACAAGTTATGGTTCAAGAGTACGATGGATTATATGGCGAAACGTAAAGCTTCCCGTATTCACCGTAAGATGACTTTACGTAAGGCAGCAGATAAAGCTAACACTTCTTATAATACTTGGACTACACCAGAGCTTTACCATATAGGCGCTAAGTTAGTTGATCTAATCATTCAGACTACAGGTATGGTATTCGTTGATAAGGTACACACTGGTAGGAAACGTGTAACGCATTACCTATCAGCTACACCTGAGATATTAGATTGGGTACGTCAGCTAAACACTCTTAATGAATGCTTAACACCCGAAGCTTTACCTTTTGTTATCCCACCAAAGAATCGCAAAACCGTAATGTCAGAAGTCATGCACTCTAACATCTGGAAGAAGCGTTTACCTCTTATCAAGACACGCAACAGACAGCTACTAGAAGAGCTAGATGGTGACACTGATTTGGACAAAACAATAGAGGCTGTGAACATCCTTCAGAACACTCCTTTTCGTATCAATAAGCGCATCACTAAGTTACAACGCATATGTTGGGAGTCGGGACAATCATGGGGTGGTATCCCATCTTGGGACGATGCCCCTATGCCTCTCTCACCGTTCCCTAATACTCCTACACATACCCTTGATGAAGACCAGAAGCAAATCCTATTCAAGTATAAGAAATCTTGCCAAGCAGTCCATGAGCGTAATGCTTCTGCATTGTCTAAGAAGATTGCCTTTGAGCGTAGCCTTATAGTTGCTGAAAGGTTCTCTAAGTACAGTGAGCTATTCTTCATATACCAGACAGACTACCGAGGTCGTATCTACCCAGTAGCTCAGTTCTTAAGTCCTCAAGGTTCCTCAGTGATTAAAGCTCAGATGGTGTTAGCTAATGGCGTACCTATAGACACCTATGAAGAACTTACATGGCTATACCATCACGCAGCTAATGCATGGGGCTGGGATAAGAAGACCATAGATGAGCGTGTACGTCTAATAGAAGAGATGATGCCTGAGATTATGGCTATTGATTCTGACCCTTTGACTAACACCTCATGGAAAGACTGTGACGCACCTTGGGAATTCCTTGCAGCTTGCTTTGAGATTGCTCAGTTCCAACGTGAAGGTTATGGGTTCATCTCACATATAAGCATAAATATTGATGCAACAAATTCGGGCCTCCAAATATATAGTGCAATGCTACGTGATATAGATGGTGCCAAGGCAACTAACGTCATACCTTCTGACAAGCCTGCTGATGTGTATAGGGACGTAGCTATGATAACCGAACGCCGACTAGCAGAGGAAGCTTTGTTAGAGACTGAGGAGGCAGGTTGGGCGAAGGTCTGGTTAGAGATGGGGATTGACAGGGTTTTATGTAAAAAACCGACAATGACCCTTGTCTACAGCGCCACTTTATTCTCATGTAGAGACTATGTTAGGGACGAGCTTAACGAGCGTATCGACTCAGGTAAGCTAATCAACCCGTTCTCAGGGAATGAAGATGCTTTCATTAAGGCTACCTTCTACTTAGCTAAGACCATCTGGGATAGCATATCAGAATGTGTGGTATCTGCACGTCAAGCTATGGATTGGATGCAGCGTATCGCCCGTGATGTCTCTAAGTTAGACATACCTATGATGTGGCAGACTCCGAGTGGCTTTAAGGTAGTGCAGAACTACCCTGAGATGAAGACATTACGTATTCAGACTCATATAGATGGGCAGCTTATACGCCCTCGTATGTCTTCCCCTGACCACACTAAGGTTGATAAGAAGCGCGCAGCTAGTGGAATCTGCCCTAATTTCATTCATGGATTGGACTCCGCTTTTATGGTGCTGACCATACTTTCTTGCGCTTCTGGTGGCTCATCTGGGGGAAAAGGTATTAAAGACTTCTGGATGATTCACGATTCTTTTGGAACCACAGTTAAGGGTGCTGCATTACTAGCCCGTACACTTCGTGAGGAGTTTGTGAGTATGTTTGAGGAGAATGATGTACTCGACCAGTTCAGAGAATCTATGCTATTGGCTACACCTGAAGTTGCCTTACCGCCTAAGCGGGGGAACCTATCATTGAGTGGAGTCCTAGAAAGCAAGTATTTTTTCCATTAAATGGCTTGACTTGCAACGCATGTGATGAATGAACATATATTTCCCGTTATACACTACTACACCGAAATCACTCCAATGGAGAGGAATAATGAATGAAATAGATAGAGCAGTCCAGTTAATCACAAACGATGAACCCATCCCCCTAGACCTCTTTGCCTCTCTCATGGAGCAAGGCATAGATGTGTCAGAACTAGAACGTAAATACGAAAGGTAAGTAACAACATGGCTAACAATATTATCACAACCCCAAAAGGCTTGGCTCAATGGGTCAAGGTTTTCACCGCAGATACAAAATACAACGCAGAGGGGGTTTTCTCTATGAAGCTGCGTATCGGTGAAGCGGAAGCAGAGAACCTTTGTATGCAGTTAGATTCACTAACAGATGCTATCTATGCAAAGTCTCTTAAAGAGAACCCTAAGCTTAAGACCAAGCTGACCAAGCGTACACCTTATGAACAGGTGTTAGACGATGAAGGGAATGAAACAGGTGTTGTTGAGTTCACGCTTAAGACTAAGGCAGTCATCACAGCTAAAGATGGAGCTACCTTCGCTAACAAAGTAGCGGTATTTGATGCCAAAGCTAAACCAATTACTGAAGAAATCAAGATTGGTAATGATTCGGTAATGAAGGCATCTTTTGAACCTATCTCGTACATGATGCAAAGCACTAAAGAAGCTTCGGTTTCCCTACGTCTTAAGTCTGTACAGGTCATCGACCTTATCTCGTTCGGTGCAGCTAACCCATTTGAAGAAGAAGAAGGATATAAGTTTGAAGAAAGCTCAAAGCCTGAAACCACCGCTGAAGAAGAATACAGTGACAGTGGCTTCACCAACGAAGAAGAAACCGAAGACTTCTAAGAAAGAAATTAAGTATCGGAGTGGCTTAGAGAAGAACGTTGCAGAGGACTTGCACAAAAGGGGTATCGACTTTCAGTATGAACATGAACGTATCCCTTATGTTGTCGAGCGTAAGTATCTACCTGACTTTCAACTGCCTAACGGAGTGTATATCGAAGCAAAGGGATTTTTCCGCGATGAAGACTGTCGCAAGATGAAACTACTCAAGAAGCAATACCCCGATAAAGAGTTTCGATTCTTATTCC